TCTTTTAATTTTTCTATATTCTTTACGAACTTATTATGATTGAAACCTACTCTGATATATTCACCCAAGTCATATAAACCATCACAAGATACCGCAATATAGATAGTACCTTTTTCTTTAATCTTGTTCCAATATTTGAATAATGATTCTTCTTGGTATCTTAATGTAGACATGTTAGAATTATAATGTAAATGTAACTTTAGTTCTTTATCAGTAACAAACTTTAAGATGTCCATATGTTCTGGCATTATCAAAGGTTCTCCACCTGCAAAATATATCTTCTTAAGTTTACCTAAATGTTTTTTAAGATTTTCCATAAAGTTATTTTCTACTTTGATAACTTTATTTACATCAGGTGATATACCACCTAATAACATTTCAGGTTGATACCAAGATGATGAGAACTCATGACAACATGTCCTACATTTAAAATTACATTGATTTGAAAATCTAATATCAATATACTGAAACTCTAATGGAACTTCACCATCAGTAGTTTTTGGTATTTCAAACTCATTGTTACCTGGTTCTAAAAATCCTTGTCGTGCACTTACCTCACCTCTATCCTCTGCAAGATAACAAATATCACATAGTTTATTTCTCTCACCATCCAACATATCCATACGAAGTTTTTTCATTTCTTCTGAATTAAATACTTCACCTATGGATTCTTTATTCAGATTATGTGAGTATATAGTTTCTGCAATACAACAAGGTTTTACATGACCTGAAGGTTGTGCATACAAATGTACAAATGGTAAAGGACAAAATGTTTTACTTTTACTCACTCAATGTTCCCATACATATCTTGTACTTTCTTATCGTAAAATTCTTTTCTTTTCAGTTCACGATATTTTTGACGAGCCTTTGCCTTTATCTCTTCTGAATTTCTTTTGTAATGTTCCATCTGCCATTTTCTTTGAGCGTCTCGTCTTTCTTTTTCACTATGGTATTTTCTCTTTCTACCCATGTGTTTTCTCCGCCATATGATTCAATCTATTAAATGTAGTTGCCAACCAACTTGTCAAGTTAGGTAATGCAGTATACATTTTATCTTCAAGAAACATTTTCTGAAACTTGTGTTTTATTATTCTTTGAATTGGTTGTGATGTAATGTCTTGGACTTTTAGTTTACTATTACCACCCATGATACCATCATCCAAGTCCATCAATCTTCTATTCATTAGTAATTGTTCTTCAGAGTCACAAATCTTTTCACATAATTTTACATGTTTTCTTTTTGTAGATGCACTCTTCAGTAAATCATTGATGGTATACTTTACATCTTCACTCAACCATGGAAAGTTTTTAAGTAAAGTCTTTAGTCCAGCTCCATGTATACCAGGTATACCATCTGATTTGTCTCCATCTAAAACTCTAAATAGTAAAAAGTTTTTAGGATTAATTCCAAACTCATTCTTAATTCGTTCTTCATCGTACATTAGTTTTTTAGTTGGTGAGTATACTTGAATCCTATTATCTACTAATTGTAAAAAATCTTTATCAGTAGACATTATAGTAACTTTCTTTTTGAAAATATGTTTACTACAATAACCAATAACATCATCTGCCTCAATATTATCCATATTGATTATAGTCAAAGGTAAACATTCAAGATACTCAACCACACGATTCAATTGATGAATCATCATCTTTTGTTCGTCTTCACGAGTTAAGTAATCGTTTGCTCTGTTCAAACGATGAGACATTTTTCTTCCCATTTTATATTCAGGAAAGATTTTTCTACGGCGGTTAGACCCACCTTTACCATCAAATACAATGATAGTTCGGGTAGGTCTTACCATATTTACAGCGAACGCAACTGACCTTAAAAAACCAACTATTCCACCAATGTGAACCCCATCATCATTAGTAGTTGGTATTGCGGAGAACACTCTAATAAAAGTGTTCAGACCATCTATAAGTAAAACCGAGTCGTTTGGTTCACCACTATCTACTTTACCGCCAGATTTTTTTATCTCATCAAGTATTGAAAGATATCTTTTATTAGTCACCGAGAACCTCATCTGTAAACTCTACATCATCAATACCAAGTTTTTCCTTGTATTGTAATATAACCTTGTCACAAATGATTTTGTATACATACTCTCTTAGTTCATCATTTTCGGTGATTAAGTCTTCCCAATCTTTAGATAGGAACTTATGTTCTTCACCATTTTGGTCTACTAAAGTATACCATGCTCCACCAGTTTTGACTAACTTGTGTTCTTTCAGTACGGTTAACCATGCACCATAATTATCTATACCTCTATCAAAGTACATATCATAGTCTGCATGTCTCAAAGGTGGGCCAAGTCTGTTCTTGACAATCTGTGCTCTACACTTCATACCAAGTACATTCTTACCTGTGTCTTTGATTTGTCCCATGTTCTTCAATCTGATTCTTGTTGAAGCATGGAATGGTAATGCCTTACCACCACTTGTTGTCCAAGGGTCTCCGAACATTACTCCAAGTTTTTGTCTTAATTGATTAGTAAACACAAGTGCAACCTTTTGTCTTCCAATCATCTGAGTAACTTTTCTCATCGCCTTTGATATAATAATGGCCTTGGCAGTTGCCCAACCATCTTTATCAAAGTCTGCTTCCAACTCTACTTTCGTAGTAGCGGCTGCAAGTGAATCAACCATAATAGTTACTAATCTATCTTTGTCTGATTCTCTTACTTTAGTTACGATTTCTACAATTGCCTCAAAGATATCTTCTACGGTTTCCAAATGTAGGTATAACATTTTATTTAAGTCTAAACCAATCACTTCCATAAACTCTTGGGAAACTGAAGTCTCAGTATCTATATAAACTGCAACTCCACCTTTCTTCTGAGTCTCTGCAAGAATGTGTGCACCAAGTAATGATTTACCACTTGATTCTAATCCATTGATTTCTGTGATTCGTCCAACTGCAATACCACCATTTGGTCTGTTTGATATTGCCAAGTCTAACATAGAACTACCTGTAGATATAAAATCTTTTATATCTGTTGGTGTGGTATCACTTCCATCTAAGAAGTATGCCACTTTGTTATCTTTAAACTTTTTGTTTAGACTACTTGCCAAAGTATCGGCCAATCCATCATTTACTGACATTCATTTTCTCCTAAGTTAAAATAGTGTGTAGTTAGGGAATACAATAACACCCATCTCTACTTTTCTTGTATGTTACCACACACTATATTGTTATTGTTTATGAATTAAATAATTCATCAAATGCTTCTGATGTATCTTTCACTTTGGAAGATTCTAATTCAGAAGTTGTTACGGTATCTGTTGTTGATTCCTCACCTTCGGTATCATCATCGGATGGGTTTAACCATTCGTTTAATACTCCTGATAAGTCATCATAAGATAACTCTTGATAAATTTCAGTAATGTCTTGTTGGTCTTTTACTTTTTCCAAGATTTCAGGTTCATCTGAAATTGGTGTTTGATTAGGTTTAACTCTAATCTTAGTAGTAGGATAACTGGCTCCAGTCTCCTCTGCTGATATGAACTCAACAACTACATCACGACCATTAACTGGGTCTGTAATATCACCATAGTCTGGGTCTGCAATTACAGAAAGTAGTTCTTGGTATACGGTTTTACCGAATCCCCAAAATTTTACTCCTTGTGATTCCTCACCTCTGACTACGACTGGTGCAAAAGTTCTCATTTTTGCCTCTAATTTACGAGCCAATTGATAATCTTCTTTGTTACCACTTCCACGAAGTTTCTGTGCAAACTCTTCAATCGGGTCAGGTCTACCAAATGATATTGGTGAAAGATATGAACGATTGTTGAGATTGTAGTGGAAAAATAACTCAATGAAAGGATTGTCCTTATTTAAGTTGTAAGGTACGATTCTGATTTGAGTTTTACCTGGTTGTGGTTTCCAAAGACTTGATGTTCTGTTGTTTGTAGTTTGAAGTTGTGATAACCTCTTACGAATAGCATTTAAGTCCATTATTTATCTCCTATTGTTTTATGTTTAATTGTTAATTGGTATTCAAGTGTAACCTTGATACAATAATATATATCATATATATTTGTAAAAAACGGATTTATTTTTATTATTTGCAAAAAAAATGGTCATCTTGTTTTTAAGTTTGTATATAAGGTGGAAACTAAAAATCGTGTGACCATTTTTTTAATTTTATGAAATCTATGGGGATGTAGGACTAACGATTACCTACAACTTGAAGCTTGGATTTTTTCTACCTTGTACCTAATACCCATCAGTTACGATGATTCTTCTCAAGATGGTTAATCTCATTGAAGTGAGTACAACCTCTGTATCATTACCTTATCTCTCCAAGATTAGATTGATTCAGTCATAAAGTGGGATTTCAGTATTACCCTTACCCACAACAAGGTCAATAGAATCGTTTCTATTGTTTTTTCTTCAAGTACATTAAATGATTGATGTCTCAACTACCAAAATTATTCTAACCTCGGTAGGTTCACCACAAACTCATCTCAGATTACCTTATGGGCTTCTAAAGTCTACCCATTATTCGGTCAATCCCATACAAAGTTAATTACTCTCTGTACTTTCTGATTTCAAATTTTCAAAAAACTAATACTTAAGTTATTAAGTATATTTATATATATATTGGAAAAATCCCAAACCGTATTTTTTTTTATTTTTTTTTTATTTTTTTTATTTTAACCACTCATTAACATCTATAATGGAATGAATCTTTGTAGGAATCTTTGTTAATCCATTTTCATTTGTTAATAATAGTGTGTTCTGAAACTCATCCCAATCAACCATGAACTTCTTATCTAAGATTCCATTATTCTTTGAACGAATAACTTCATTCAGTGCATTGATTGTGTAGAGTGTATTTGATTGTTTCTTTCTATGAAGAGATATAGTATCTATAGTTGGTTCTTGAAAGTCTTCATTGAATTCCACATTGTAAGTGCATAACAATTGTGATGGGTCATTTACATCTGTAAAGACATAAACCTTATCATATAAAATTTTATTACAAGAAACTATGATATCAATAGATTCATTTAGTTTGTCTTGTTTAGTAAATGTACATAGTAATTGAGTCCTCATATTATACCTCACACTTATATTTTTTATCGTATTGTTCGGCCTCTGGTACATCTCTACCGATTTTCTTATTGGCACAATATAACTTTTCTTTCATTACAGGATGTAGATTCATTTCCAAGTTAACCACAGGTTCATATCCCAATCCTCTTTGTCTTGGTGCAATAGTAGAAATAGGAACTACATCACCACCTACTTCTGCCTGAAATACTAATTGATATTCACCCTTATCATCTGGCCCTTGTATAGTTAATTTTTCTTGAACTTTATCATAATCAGTAGTTCCAAATACCTCTTTCATAACTTCTGGGTCTGCATTAACACCACCCAAAGACATTTTTTCTTCACCATCCATGAGAGATTTCAATGGAAACTTTTCTCTAATGGTATTCATTACACCTGATTTATATGGTTCTTTTACCATGTTCTCTACAAATGATTTATTAAAATCTTTTCCTATTTGTAAATGATTGTTTAAACTTTCTGATGCAGAATCATCATTAATTGGTTCACCACC